ATTCTTATTCCTGGCACTCGTTTCTTAGTAGATGCACAGGACAATGGTGTACCCTTTGATAAGGACAGGCTCTGTGTATCTCAAGAGCTGATGCAGACAGAAATAGATAAGTCCGTGGCTACACTGTATCAGAACCCTGAGATAGCTAAGTTTGAGAAAATAAATGGAAAAGATTTTAATCCTAATAGCACTGTGCAGCTTCGCGGTCTCCTTTTTGACTTTCTCGGTCTACATCCTACTGGCAAGAAAACAGGAACGGGAGCTAACTCAACGGATGCGGAAGTACTCGGAGAGCTTGCATCCCAATCTGAAGTTCCTGGACTTATCCTTGACATACGTCAAAGATCCAAAATTAAAAATACTTATCTGGACAAAATCATACCGCAGTTGGATAAAGATAGTAGACTTCGTACTGGCTTCAACCTTCATAGTACCACTAGTGGTCGTCTTAGTTCTAGTGGCAAACTTAATATGCAGCAGTTGCCTAGGGATAACCCTATAGTAAAGGGCTGTATACGAGCTGCCGAAGGACACAAGATTGTAGCTATGGACTTAACAACTGCCGAGGTTTATGTTGCTGCTATTCTAGCAGAGGACAAAGCTCTCATGGATGTATTCCGCAGTGGCGGAAACTTTCATAGTACCATTGCGAAGACAGTATTCAGACTACCCTGCGAAGTAGCGGAAGTAGCTGAGCTATTTGGCACACAACGACAGGCTGCAAAGGCAGTAACTTTCGGTATCATGTATGGTGCAGGACCGAAGAAGATTAGTGAACAAGTAACCAAAGACTCGGGCAAATTTTTTAGTCCGAATGAAGCTAAAGAAGTTATTGATGATTACTTTCAATCATTCCACCAACTTAAAAAGTGGATAGAAAGCAATCACAGATTCATAGAGCAAAACGGCTTTGTGTATAGCTACTTTGGCAGAAAAAGGAGATTACCAAATGTCAAATCGTCAGACGCGGGCATCAAGAGTCATAGCATTCGTTCTGGTCTTAACTTTTTGGTTCAGTCTGCTGCTAGTGACATTAACCTTCTTGGGGCTATAGATATGCACAACTACTTAAAAGCTACTAAGTCTAAATCAAAAATCTTTGCTTTAGTACATGACTCGATACTTGCAGAAGTACCCTACTCAGAAGTAGATGAATACTGCGATCAGTTAGAATACTACATACAAATGGATAGAGGACTTTCAATTCCTGGAGCGCCTGTAGGATGTGACTTTGAAGTAGGAGAGGACTACTCCATGGGTAAGTTCGACAAGCAGTATGGAAATATATAATGTTAGTAAAAATGCTAAGAAAATTAAAAAACGCAGTTGATCCTAATTATTGGGCTGAAAGAATCGGTGAGAGTAGTGGAGCTTACGATAAAGCAAGAGAAAGTAAGTTAGCTACCTGGGTCAATAGTTTAGAAGGTTGGAAATGGTGGGCATGGCAGTTAGGCCCTTGTGTACTGTTTTTTATTATACTTGAGTTATTGCTAAATGTAATTGGCATGACTATGTTACCTTGGAGGTAATTTAATATGGCATATAGTAACCAAGTAATGGATCATTATGAGAATCCTCGTAATGTAGGCAAAATGGATGAGACTGATGATGTCGGTACAGGCATGGTGGGAGCACCTTCCTGTGGCGATGTGATGAGGCTACAAATAAAAGTAGAAGAAGGCGTTATACAAGATGCCAAGTTTAAAACCTATGGCTGTGGTAGTGCTATAGCTTCTTCTTCTCTTTTGACGGAGTGGGTAAAAGGTAGAACTCTTAGCGAAGCAAGTGTAATAAAAAACACCGAGATAGCCGAAGAGTTAGCCCTTCCCCCAGTGAAGATTCATTGTAGCGTGCTTGCAGAAGATGCAATAAAAGCCGCTATAAAGGATTATAGAGAAAAGAACGGTGAATCTTGACTATTGGATAACACAACTAGTAAAGTGCTTAGCCGGTCTTACGGTTATATATTTTTTGTATGAATTTGCAATTCTACTAATTACCTAGGAGGTAACATGTTACACGAAGCATTACAGGTAGAGATAAAAGTATACTACGATGGAGTTTTAATTGATCATTACATACAGGGACGTCCAGGACTTGAAGTTTCCAGTATTTCAGATACCTTCCGACAACTGGAGCTATTCTGACGGACTGTTGTTTATAGACGATCTATTGGTAGACGATACTAATATGCCTGGAGATACTCTTGGTATGCGTAGGCTACAGACTCCTTTTACGGAACTCCTACCTTTGAGAAGATCGCTTATAAGCCACATAGGATTATTAAAACAAAAAAAGAAAAATTTTATAGATTCAAGAGGCGTTCCCTTTACATACGAGAAAACTGCGTTCTGCAAGCTAAAATACTACAAGATTCGTAGAGTTGATCGTAAAGGTACTGCTTCTTTATTATGGGTGCATCACGTTACTACTTCCTTTACCATTCCTAGACCACCAGAGGATGGCAGGAACTGGGCAGGGATATTACATGTAGGCGATACACCTTGGATGTTATACGAGTACTCTAAGACAAAACTTAAAGACACTCGAAGAAAGGTATAAGGAATATATGGGTAACAAGCGTAAAACTTTGAACGGCTCCGGTCTTCAACTGGAAGAGATAGAACCTTTAACTAAGAATCAATTGATAGCATTTGAATCCGAGAAGAACTTAGTTCTCCACGGGGTCGCAGGAACAGGAAAGACTTTTATATCTTGTTATTTAGCTTTCGATGATATGGTTAAAAAGCAATACAGTAATTTAGTTATAATCCGAAGTGCAGTACCTACAAGGGACATTGGTTTCCTACCAGGTAGTGAAAAGGATAAGGCTTCCGTCTATGAAGAACCGTATAAAGAAGTTGCAAACGAGCTATTTAATCGTGGAGACGCATATCAAATACTCAAGACCAAAGGATTAGTTCACTTTATGACTACTTCTTACATAAGAGGTATAACTCTAAAAGACTCTGTCATACTGATAGATGAGTGTCAGAATATGACATTTCAAGAGTTAGACTCAATTATTACACGAGTAGGTAAGTACTGTAGAGTTATATTTTGTGGAGACTTTGAACAGTCTGACCTCAAAAATAATGGACTTCTTTCGTTTCTAAGAATACTGGAAACAATGGGTGCTTTTGACATGGTGAACTTTGAAGTACAAGACATTGTACGGAGTGACTTCGTAAAAGAATATCTAATAGCTAAAAAGGAAATAGGACTATAAAAGCACTAATCAGTAATCGCATTTACCTTGAGGTAACGCAGGAATACAAGGAAGTTTTAAGTAAGGAACTTACTTATACTATTCCTTCGTTCAATCCAAAAGATCCGCCTTTTGTCATAAAGAATATGGCACGAGTACGGGATACGCTGGTGAGTATACCTATAGGAAGAACGGATTTGATACCAAATGACTACGAGATAGTCGATAAGCGTATCAATAAGCCGGTGCAGTTTCCTGAGTTTAAGTTTCCATTACGACCAAGCCAGCAGGAGGTCTACGATGAGATCGAAGACAACTCTATAATTAACGCTTGGGTTAGTTGGGGAAAGACTTTTACAGGTCTTGCGATAGCTGGTAAGCTAGGACAGAAAACACTTATTATTGTTCACACTGTGCCTCTAAGAAATCAGTGGGCAAAAGAAGTAGAAAAAGTATACGGAATTTCTCCTGGCATTATAGGCAGTGGAAAGTTCGATATTGATGCTCCTATAGTGATAGGCAATACTCAAAGTTTATACAGAAATATTCTCAAGATAAATAAGGAGTTCGGCACTATCATACTAGATGAAATGCATCACGTATCTTCGCCTACCTTTTCTAAAGTAATAGACACAAACTACGCTCGATATAAGATAGGATTGTCCGGAACTATAGAAAGAAAGGATGGAAAGCATGTAGTCTTTCGAGATTACTTTGGCAGTAAAGTATTTAAGCCACCAAAAGAGAACTATATGGTTCCGTCCATAACAGTCTATCCTTCGGAGATACGCTTCATGGACGGCCAAAGAACTCCTTGGGCTAATAAAGTTACACACTTGGCGAACCAAGATGAGTATAGGCATAGCGTATCTATGATAGCGGCAGCCTACGCTGCAAAAGGCCACAAGGTTTTAGTGGTCAGCGATAGAGTACACTTCTTGCAAGCCTGTGCTGAACTTACCGGAGACAGAGCAATCTGTGTTACCGGAGAAGTAGCACATGAAGATAGAGAAACTCTTCTGGATGAGATTCGTGCGGGTAGAAAAGATATTCTATACGGTACACAAGCAATCTTCTCAGAAGGTATCTCTGTTGATAACTTAAGTTGTTTGATTCTTGGTACTCCCGTTAATAATGAGCCACTATTGACTCAGCTAATAGGGCGTATCATACGCAAGCAAGAAAACAAAAGATCACCTGTAGTGATAGATATCCACCTAAAGGGAAACACCGCCCGAAGACAGGCTTCCAATAGGATGGGATACTATATGAAACAGGGATACAAGATAGACCAACTATAAAAAAATAGTTCTTGACATTAACTTCAACTTTTGATATAATATGCTCTTATATAATTGGAACAGAATCTTTAGAACTTGCAAAGCGAATACTTTCGAGATCGTGCAGGTCTTTAAAATGATGGTGGAAAAACAACTCCCGCGAAATAGGTACGATAATCTGTATAAGTATGCAGATATGAACTTTAGCGGCCAGAGTTTTTTAGTACACCCAGATGTTCTGTTATACAATTCATATAAATACTCTTACCGAGACATTTGCATTTATCTTGCGCTTGCTTCATTGCGGTCGTATGGAGAGTACAAAGTCAATGGTAGGATAACACTAGATCCCCTGCATATACAGGAAGATCCCCAACTATTTTTAGACAACAATAAACTACTTTATATAGAGAATGGAGAAATACATTTTTTACATGAAGAAGTTCCAACGGAGATAAATTAATATGGCTATATCGTTTAATCAGCAGAAAGGTTCTGCACAAAAGACTTCTATCAGCACTTTCCAATACAAGGATGGCGACAATCAAATGCGTATCATAGGTGATATTCTTGCTCGCTATGTATACTGGGTGAAAGGCGAGAACGACAAGAACATTCCTTTAGAGTGTCTGTCCTTCGATAGGAATGCAGAAGCATTTACAAACCAAGAAAAAGATTGGGTTCGTGAGTATTACCCTGATCTTAAGTGTGGATGGAGCTATGCCACACAGTGTATTGACAATGGCGAAGTAAAAGTTGTCAATCTCAAGAAGAAGCTCTGGGAGCAGATTATTACTGCTGCCGAAGACTTAGGAGATCCTACAGACCCAGAAACTGGATGGGACATTAAGTTCAAGCGTGTTAAGACCGGCCCTCTGCCTTATAACGTAGAGTACCAGCTTCAGCCTTTGAAGTGCAAGCCTGCCGCTCTTAGTGCCGCAGATGCAGCTCTTGCTGCTGCAGTAAAATCTATGGACGAAGTAATGTCTCGACCAACTCCAGATGCTCAGAAGGAGCTGTTGGATCGTGTACGACAGGCAAACACTACGGAAGTAGACGAGACTCTTGAAGCCGAGTTT